TGGTGTACTTGACCCGGTCGATGATCTGCGCGTGGTTCTGTAATTGCTGCCACACACGAGTACCGATCACCATGGTGTTAGGAGCGTGCCCAGTCTGTTCCTCGACATTAATAACCTGTGCATAAACGTCTTCGATAGGAGTTGATCCTGCCTGGTCCCACTGCTTGACCTGACCAGCAGTTGGAGTACCAGCAACACCCGTAATATCCGTGTCCCACACAGAAGTCGTGAAGAACGTAGACAACCAAAGTAAGTCACGCCGCATTAATAATTGGTTAGTGACGAACTTGGTAGCGTCCGAGTCCAGCTTGAACACCGAGTCGGCATTCGCACGGGTCTGGTCGTCGACATCCTTGTGGATGGCCCACACGTCAGCAAAGTAGCTGTCCGTGGTGACATTCCAGCCAGAGCCAACCGACTCGGCACCAGGCGCGCGCTTCTGAGCGTCCGAACGGAACCAGTCGCCCTTGTTGTACCGCCAGAACAAGTCAGACTGCTTCTGAACCGGAATATTGCCGAAGACTTTGTCCGCGATGTACTTGGACTCGTCCTGAAAATAAGCAATCGACAAGTTGGTTAACGGAACGTCAACGTGAAGATCACTGGGGGTTGGGTTTGTAGGCATTAGCTATTCACTCCCTTCAGTGATCTTAGACAACCGACTGAGAAATTAGAAGAACAGAGCAGATATCACCAGCAGCACCTGGACTGTCAAGTAAAATTCCAAGTGGCATATCAGTTGCACCAGCAGTAACAACACGACCACTAGCACCAGGCGCAACCTGAGTGCCAGCATTAAGTGCAGCACTGGCAATCATTCGAGTAACACCTGAAACCTGAACCGTAGCGGCACGACCAGCACCAGAAGGTTTATTCTGAAGAACACCGACAACTAAATCGGCTTCGCCTGTAGCAACAGCCACTCGAAAATCAACTGTACCAACAACCATCTTAACTGGCTTGTACTGGTCAGCAGACATATCGCTATTGGCTTCTAGCGAAATCACTAAGCCAGGAACAGAAACAGCCATTTTACTTCACCCCTTTCGTGGCGACATATTCGTCGTAGTACTCGGGGTGGGCCTCGAACACAGAAACCTGTGCCTTGGCCTTAGCGACTTCCGCGCTGACCCCTTCGGCCTTGAACTTCTCGATTTCTGCTTCGACCGCCTTCTCGATCTTGTTCTTGGTGTCGGAACCTTCTCCGCCACCGACACCAGCCGACTTGAAGACGTTAGACTGCTTAGCCATCGTCTGTGCGGCTTCCATCTGAGCGGCGAGGTTCTTGGCCGCTTCCTCACCAAGGGACTTCTCGACCGCTTCCTCGCCAAGAGACTTCTCGACAGCGCGAAGCTGAGCGCCGATGTCCTCGGGCTTACCAGGAAGATGAGTCCAAGCCTTAGCCGTTTCGACCCAACGTGCAACTTCCTTCTCTTCTTGTCCCTTCTCAATTTCTGCGAGTAAAGCCTTCTGAGTGCCGAGGAGATCCTTGACAATTTCTTGAGTGCTAGGGTCAGTAATACCCTTTAGGATTTCATCGGCCTCTTCGACAGACTTGCCGAAACCAGCAAAACCAGCACCGCCAGTAAACTTCTTACTGCCCGAAGAAGTCCTATTACCAGAAGTCTTCTTATTACCCGAAACAAGCTTCATCCGCTTGACTTTTGGCCTATTAACTTTTTTACCTACAGAAGCAAGGACCTTTTCGTCCTCTTCCTCATCTTCAAATTCAACATCAACTTCGATGTCGTCAATTTCTTCAACAGTCTCGTCGTCGACTTCCTCTTCCTTTTCCTCGTCCGAGTCCTTAGTAACAGACTCTAAATTCTCTAAATACTTCCTGACCGTGTCCGGGAGACCGGCCCTCTCCTCATCCGTGATTGGCATGACATCACTCCTATGTCCGGCCTTTGCCAGAACGGTATTAATAACTTCTTGACTATCTCTTAGTGTTTCAATTATTTCAGGATCGTAATCTGTGGACTTAGAAACTTTTGGATCTAACCAGTTATCGACATCGTGCGACACTAAGTCCGCATGATCCTGTAAAAGTTTTGCTATATCTGTCCTAGTACCACCATTAGTAATTACGGTGAGTATATCAGATCCTAAATCTAAAACAGAACTATATACATTAGCTTGTGTTTTGTAAACACCAGCCTCTGTAGACCCACCCTTATCGGCAACTGCTTTAAGAGCCTCTGTCTTAGTAAGTTTCTTTTTCTTTCCGGCCATTTTCATAGGACCGTCAGCATGCATGTCACCGGAGTCAGGACACATTTTGCTAGTGTCCGCTTTTGCCAAAACTATGTCGGCGTCTGGGTTTGCGCCAGCATGAACGAAAGATATCTCGTCATACTCCACGGGGGTGAGTGCGTACTTAGGCATAACGCATCAGCTCGTCAATAAGGTAACTGATGCACCAAGACCATCAACCGCGCTAGTCAACCATTCGTCCGTAGCAACTTTTGTAAAAGTAACTAATGTCTCTGCCGGCAATGCTGTGTCAGCAGCACCGCCATCAGCATCGGCATTGTTAATCTTAATATTGCTTGATGCAGCGGTACGAATATTAGATGCTGTAGCACCACCAAGATAAAGAGTAATAGTCTTACCAATAGCAGCAGCAGGTAATGTAGCAATATGTGCAGCGTTAGTACACGTAAGTGTAACGTACGTAGCAGTAGCTGGAATCAGCCCAGTGGTCAGGCCATCCGAGGTAGCGGTGACAGCAACAACGGTTGGATTGTTAGTTTCAAGATTCGTAAGCTGAGTCTCGTGAGTGTCGAGCTGAGCATGAAGCTCGCCCACCGTCTTATATCCAAGGGCGCTCTGATCTAGCGTTGCCCGTAATCCACTTCTAAGTGTCATTGTTCAGTCCTCCAAGATCGTTCTGCGGCCCCTACCGTGGACAGAAAATTGGGTGTACTTACCATCCTTGACGCCTTTCCAGACGTCCTCGTCATTGACCCGGTACCCAACCCACCACCCCACCGGTAGAGAGCCTTCCGGTAATCCCATCTTCTCTAACTTCTCCGGGGTGACCATGAAGGACTCGACGAGCTGAGCGACCCCCTTGCGTACGTGGACTCGACGAGCTGAGCGACCCCCTTGCGTACGTGCATTTCGCCACCATCGCGACAATCTGTAACAAACTTATATGCGACGTCTTCCATAGCATCAAGATCACGAATCTCGTCGCCTTGGAGGTCGCTGATGATCGTTCCATCCTTGCGCTTGGCTACCGATGCCCACCCGAAGGCGAGACGCTTGTCCTCGTCGATCTTGGCAATAGGCACGTCCAGTTGGAACTCTGCCAGATTTAGGTCAAAGTCAGGGTCGCGCATGTCATCTAATATAACAGGGCTTTCGTCAAATGTCTTCGCTAACTTAGCTGCTGTCTTCGCCTTGGACTTAGCTCGCTTGGCTTCCCACTCGGCTGTAGCTCCCGCTGCCCGTGCCTTAGTTCCGGACGTCTTACCGGTAGCTATACGTTTCTTGTTCTGCGATACAGCAGTAGCAATAGCGTGGCTAATAGAAAAGCCACGTTTCTCGTGCAATGCCCTGGCTACATGACACGTATAGTTTGGCAATCCCCCAGCATTTTCTACCCAATTCTTTTTAGGAGAACGATTCAAACTACAGGGGCCAGGTGTAAATTTCAATATAAACTCTTCGTCGGCCAACTTAATCACCTCCTTCAAGCTGTACACCACATCTACAATTAGGATGTAATGGAGGAGAGTATATACCAAATCCCTCGGGCGTGACAAACATACCGTCCGGAGATGCAGGCTGGTTATTCATTATAATACAACGTTCACATTTTCTTGCCCATTTTGAATTTTTCCATACTACTCTTGCCCAACTAGGTAAGTAACCCTGCTGTTTAGCAGCTTTCCAGACAGCACGCTTGCCTACAGCTTCCCACTTGACAGACTCAGTGTCGGCTATCGTCTGAGCTCGCCTACGTCTGTACATAGCTGCCTGTCTGTCAGCAGCGTATGGCGAGCGAGTGAACGTGTTTATGACTGATCTAGCCTGGACACGGTCAAGACCGGCAACCATAGGTGGTAGTCGTCGGTCCTTCACTCCGCTACGCCGTACTTCTCGCTTAACTAATTCTTGCTGTGAATACAACCAACGGGTGATGTCTTCCGAAAGCTTATGTATTTCTAGTTGAATACTCTTGTTAAATCCACTGTCAAGTTCTACCATCCCGTGGTGGTCTGTCAAGACAGTACGCATAACTGATTGATTTACATACAGCTGAACATTCTGAAGAGTAGGAATCTGCGCAGCCTTAAGATTCCGAAGATAAAAGTTATATACCTTCGGTCTTATCAGCTGCGCAGTAGTTCCCATTTACCTCTTCCGCTCGTTCGGGTTAGGCCGACGACTTGCACCTGCTGAAGGTCTAGCTATTATTTGCCGCCTACGTCCTACTCCCGACCCTCTACTCTGTGTGCCACTCTTAGCAGGCCCGTGCGGACCGCCAGCCTGGCCCTTCTGGCTTCCCTTGGGCCGTACCGTCCCCTGAGTCCTACTACCTGCTCCTGGTTGCGTCTGACGTCCTGCCATCATTTCGTTGGCCATAGCGGTGTCAACTTCTGTCTTGCCGTCAGGCTTAATACGAACCACACCAGTCGGACCGGCAAATACGACATCGTCCTTGTCAGGAGTCTCGCCCTCTGCGACATCTCCAAAGCGATCTTTGTCTTCCGTCATGTCGTTCGGCACAGGAAGTTCCGCGCGCTTTAATAAGAAGTTTCTGAGATCGTGGTCGGACAAAATATCTGCCCAGCCCGCTGCCATCATATTAGAAATAAATGCACCGATAGTATCCAAATCTGGTACATTGATGGGCTCATAGGCTATTTTGGGCAACTGATCTAGCGGCCAGTGATTTAATTCAAATAATCTAGGGATCGCGTGACGATTAAATGTGTCCGCGATACTGTCCAGCCACGAAGTCAGGGCCTGCTTGAACATGTCTGTCTTGTCAGTCGACATTGCATAAGAACCAGAAGTGGCGGAGGTAGAAGATCCTTTGACCCCGCCTAAGAACACGAAATCAGCTAAAACTGTCATAGCAATACGTTCGTCATATCTTTGAACAATTGAACTAGTATCAAAAGTTCTAGCCCCAGCAGTAGAGACTAAGCTGAAGTCATAAATTTTATTACCAGCGTCATCGTACGCCATCGGGAAAACAATACCTGCGCGCTCATCATTTCTGACTTGTTTGACAAACGTGTGCATTGCAGCAAGTACAGCCTGATCTTCGGGGCGCGTAGAATTAAAAATATCAGCGGGAAGTGTGACCATGGGAAGACCCGCCAAGTCGCGCTCTGCACCAATAGCCTCAATCTCTTCCATCCTCTTTTTAAAGTACCAGGCACGATAAGCACCACGTAAGATACTGTGGCCCTCAGGGTTGTTCTTCCTGAAGGTAGTACGGAAAAGGAGAGACTTCTCGATAGGAATGTAGCGCAGCTTCCAGTCAGGGTAACCTCGCTGGTAGAACCCTTTTACCCCACCGTCGTCGTCAAATACCCACTCGACAACAGTGTCCTGTGCCCTGAGTGGTAGCTTGCGCCATCCGACCTGACCATCGTCGTATCGAGACCGCAAAGACGGGTCTTTCTGTTCCGGTCCACGACGCATCTTGTAGACAATTTCATGCGGAGCGAATCCGTACGGAAGCATAGTCAGGCACTCAGAGATAAAGTCAGACCATGTATGACTCATGTCATCCATGCACTGGCGAACGTGCTGCGCTTTCTTGGCGTCCTCTGTACTGTCCGAAGCAGCATCTACCCGCCAGTCGACCATACGGCAGTGCATCTCGATAGCAAATAGCACAGCGCTAATTGTAGGGTCGTTCTCAGCCATCTCTCGATAGACTCGATTAGCTTTCTCATTACGGAGTTGCGGCAGAAACTCTTCATATATGAGTCCACCCATCCGCTTCAGACCCGAGAGACCATACTCAGCAAAGTGATCTATATTGATGTCAGGTACAGCAGTACCACCCTGAATAGCACTAAGCGCAGTGTCTCGTGCCTTATCGCCGTTAGGTGTGGCGTCTAAATATAACCCCGACGACTTGACTCCGTTAGAACTTGGATTAGCGGTTAGTGTAGCCATACCTGTAGGAGGAGACGTGATCCTCTTCCTGGGTGCCATCGTTCCTCCCTTCTATAGAATGATGAATATTTGAGGATAGTGCGGGTCACTTCCGGATACGACGCTAGTCGATGTTTGGTTTACTGTCAGAGTATACATCTTACTCTTGTTAACCGCTGTAGTGGGTGTATTCGTAACTATCGTCAAATAATCTCTGTCTATTGACATTGCTTCTGTATTACTCTGACTGACTACGACAGAGTATATCTTTGTGCGATTATAATTAGAAGCACGTGTGTGAGTCTGCGATATGTTAGCAGCGTAAACACGAATCTTACCTACGTTAGTAGTATTAGTTGTGGAAACAGTAGAGGAATAGCCCCTGATCTTTCCGACATTTTTTCTTAACGTCGAAGATATCTGAGATATATATGTCTTACTGACTCCTGTAGTCTCTGTATTTGTTTGGGACACAGCAGAGGCATAAGCACGAGAGAATCCGACGCTAGTAGTGTTGGATTGATTGACAAGAGTTATGTAGTCCCGTATCTTACCGACACTGACAGTTCCTGTTTGGGAAACATTGACCGTGTAGTTTGTACCGGCATCAGTTATTGCCTTACTCTTAGTCTGTGAAACATTCACAGAATAGTTAATAGTCTTACCCTGAGACTGGATCTTAGTGACAGACTGAGTAGCATTGACAGTATAGTTAAGGACCTGACCAACATTAGTGAAATTAGTCTGAGGTAAATTAACTACATAATTATGTGTTGTACTGACGGCAGTAGTATTAGACTGTGTAATTGTGGAGATGTAAGTTCTAATCTTGCCAGCGTTTAGCGCGCTTGTCTGACTAACATTAACAGAATAATTTAAAGTAAGAGTAGTAGTCTCGACTCTAGTATTAGTCTGGATTACTGCAACAACATAATTACGACTCTTGTTAGCATCCGTAGTAACAGAGTTAGAAATAGTGCTTAAATAACTTCTAGTCTTACCAACATTTTCAGTATTTGTTTGAGTCGAAAGTACCAAGTATGCTCGTGAGAATGTTGCATTCTCAGTATTTGTTTGAGATACATTGACTATGTAGTTCTTAACGACATTCTGAGAAACTAGTGTTGAGACTGATTGAGTAACTAAAACTACGTAGCCGCGTGTCTTACCAACCATAGTTGTTACAGTGCTAGTAGCTGTGGCTAGGTAACTACTAGT